CCAAACACAATCAGAAATGACATCAAGATAATTAAGATAGATCTTGTGACAGACGTCGACATCGCGCACACAGTACACCTCCATCTCTTTCGAGTACGCAGAGAAGTCAGTGAACCATATCTTTTCTAGACTGAACTCTACACCGTAGGACGCTAATGAGTGTCCATATTCACGAGTGTAATTAACTAATCTCGATACGATTAGTGTATCAATAACGTTGTCACATGTTCTACTAGCACACTCAACGGAAAGAAGATGCTCAATGCAAGGATGATCGAACTCAAGAATATTGTGGCCCACCCAAAGTGTAACGTCCTTTGCAAACTCTTTAAATCTGTCTTGTTCATGTCTATTCTTTGTAACCTCTCTAAATATATGATATTCATTGGTGTCAATATCCTTGCAGACAATGACCCATATTTCTGTGGGATTGTATAAGTCATTTGTTTCTATGTCAACCACGCATTTCAAGTCGATTAATCTCTAATAAGTGTTCATTAATTAGTTTCCAATCTTCAAATGCTCTATCCGCTTCGGCTTTGCGGTAATCTGCCCACCACTTCAAATTGGCAGCGCGTTTCTTTCTTTGCAGTCTACGCTTTAATGTTTTATAAGACAATGAAAATCTCCCAGGTAGCCGACATTTATATTTCTTTGTATCTCATGACACGGGCCGATACAAAGCGGGCGGCTCTTCAAAACTCCCCGTCTCCCGCGCGACCAGCGAGACGGATCACTGCTTTACGGGCACATGCGTCCCGCCAGGAGATAATCAATCAATGGGATCTGTTACGTAAGCGTCTTCGCTCACGCTTTGAAGCGGCACGGGCAAGTCTCTGATGATCTCTGTCATCCATCAACTCCGGGTTAGCTCTACGATCTAGTACGTACTGCGAAGTGGTCATCACATACCTCCTTCAAAGTTGTCGATTACTTTAGTATTGGTGGCTGGGCTAGTTTGAAAACTGATATATCTTGCGAGAAGAGTATTCGGATGCTTCCATCCAATATTTGTACCGTCGTCGATATGTCCGCAATCGGGTCTACGGAAAGTACACCCATCACGAAGTCCCCATTTGGATGCAAGACTCCCGACATGGTACATTTGATTGGCTGTTTTACCCCATCCCGTTTGGTCGAAGTCACAGGCACCTCCATGGTAGTGGTTAGAGTTCGCTACGTGGGTACCGACAGGAGCCCAACATCCGATGTGTCGTGGAGTATAACCTATTTTCACTAAGTCGTCAACAAATCCTTGGAAGTTTGTTACTAATTTTCTTTCCACGGTGATATTGATGCCAGCGGCTGTGGGGACAGTAACCAAATCTCCCGAGCCCGGGGCCAGAACGGGAACGGTCGTTCGTCTAATAGATACGCGTCCGCGATGGGACAATCTTCTAACGCGGGTACTCTTGGTGGTACTGGTACCATGTTTGGCAACTGGTTGTACAGGGCTAGTGAAGCTAGGAGGCCACATATTAGTAGTAGCTTCCACTCGTGGTCTGTTATGCGCATGAGATCCCCCGATTGTGATGAGAAGTAGAACTCCTACGAGTAGAACTCTCAACATTACGCCCTCCATTCATGATCTGGCTGCCTTCAGATACTCTTGATAAGCTCCTTCTTCTACTTTGATTGCCGGGTCAAACATCCCTTCTTTGTTATGTTCCTTAAACCACTTAACTGAATTCCTCAATAAAGACAAAGTGTTAAAGGTATTAAAATCAACTACATTTCCCATTCAATTACTCCAATAAATCTAGGAAGTCCTTCTGATAGCAGAAAGACAAAGGTGCATGCCAACAGATACTTCCGTCCCCTGCATCGATTAGTTTAACATATCTATTAGTACTTCGAGATAAGACTTCTAACTCTAAGATGTCCTTGGTTACCTTGTCCATGCACAAGAACTTAGTACCAATAGCTAGATCACTTATCCAATCATTAGGGCGTACAGGAGGCCCAGGGCCTTGGTCGTTGTTAATGGCTAATCTCGGTTCTTTAGTCCACATACTCCGGAGTTCTTCTTTGGTGAAATCATGCATTGTGTTCTCCTACTTAGAATACCAACTCCAGAGACTATTTCTGCAAGTCAGAATAAATTGGACACTTCCAGCAGCATATTTAGTAACCCATACCCATTGTGCAGGTTCTAATGGATTATTGCATGGTTGCTCTTTCCATACGTCTTCTAAAACCTTCTTATCTTCGGACCCCGTACCGTGTTTATCCTTCATGGCAACCTCCAATCAATCGGGTCCTTACCAAGCTTTACTAGCTTAGCATTTATTGTCGAAAAGGCCCTGGAACCGAGGAAGGGTCGATTACCCCGGAGAGCGGAGAGAGGGGACGGATGGGAGAAAGAGAACAACCTATCGGGGCTAGTATCGTTACAAAAAGTCCTAGCGAAAGAACCAAGAGAACAAACCACAGTGCCCTGTCCATTCAACTTCTCCATTACCTCTTGAGTGAAGAAATACCATTCAGGCCAGTCTCTATGGGAGCCAGGGAGACCTGCTTCACACGTAGGGATTACGTTGAGAAGCAAGACCCCCGAGCTACACCACGGCACAAGGCTCCCGGAGGAGGGGAACGGAAGCCCTAAGTCTTCGGAGTATTCTTTAAAGATATTAAGGAGAGTCGGAGGATACGTTTTCTGTGAAACCGGGATACTAAATGCGATTCCAGTTGCAAGATCGTGAGTTGGGTATGGATCTTGACCCAGAATCGCGACCTTAACCATCTCAGGCGATACCGCGTCCAACGCAGCAAATAGATTTCCACGGTCAGGATTATCCACAATACCCTTTTCGAGGCGGTCACGGAGTCTCTCCTCTAATACTTGCCATTCTCTACTATCGAAGAACTTAAGCTTCCATCTGTCTAGAGACACCTGTCCACTCCTGGTTATCATTAGCTACCTCAGTGAACTTTCGGCTATGAGCATTAAAAGTAATAGACCCAGCAAAACCTGAACGCCCAGTAAAGCGACAAGGTTTCGATATTGTTTGAGTGATTGTTGATTGCATAATTGGATCAGGATTAAGTACGTCGCGAGCCAGATCAATCCGTATATCGGCAAGCTTACCCGGAGCCCTAGATCCACGAGTTTGTCCAAAGTCATTGACGTGGCTCACTACTATGAGTGCGAAGCCCAGCTCTTTGACCATCATCTCCAAGCGGGACATGAGGTAGTCTAAGGCTCGTCTCTCGTCCTCCCCGGCCAAGCCTGTAACAGCCATGGTGATATGATCCAACAGGATATACCTACAAAGACAGGCAGAGACGAGAAAGCGAATAGTGTCCAAGAGAGCGTCTGGATCAACGCTCCCAAAGTGAGAGTAAAGAAAAAGACGCTCATCTCTCTTGAGAAGTTTCCTGAGGGTATCAACTTGCTCAGGTACGCTAATGGCTTGGTCTGGAAGATGAACGGGTGCTCCCTTTTCAATGCCGACAAGCGAGCGGAGGTGCCACTCCTTAGGTTCCTCAATGTAGATTGCGCCGACATTGTCATCAGTCTCCTTTAAGAGGTGATACTCTACGGCCTTCATCCACTCTGTTTTACCTACTCCTTCTGGTGCTGTTACTAAGATAGTCTCGTATTGTCTTATTCCCCCAGTCATCTCAGTAAGGGTGGGCCACGGATATGGCACTCCCTTGCTAGTATCCTTGGATAAGGCATCCTCGAATTCCCCGAAGGTAGAGATGATGTTGTCTGGCTTATACCTACGGGCATTAGTCCAGACGTTCAGGAGTTCTGTTACCTCTCCATGCTGGAGGTGATCGTTCGCATCCTTTCGGGCGAGACGGACCACGAAGACTTTATTGACGTCGAACAGTCTCGCGACGCTTGCAAGAGCTTCTCGGCCTGGTCCGTCATTGTCGAAGCATAGGTAGACGCGTTCGAACCCAGATAGCCATTCGAAGCTAGCCACACAGTCCCTCCTAGCAGTAGCGCTAGATTGAACAGATACAGCTGGAATGTGAAGAACCTGCCAAAGCGAGTGCGCATCTTCCTCTCCCTCCGTGACGACACAGTATTTGTTTGATCCAGATGCAAAGATATCTGTGCCATATAACCCTGGGACGGGTGAACCAAACCAATGGAATGACTTCTCTTCTAAATCTCTAATTTTAACCGCCCCGTTTGGATAACGATACCCAACGGAGATAGGTTTTCCTTCTCTATTAATTTTAGTCTGGCAGCCATAATGCCTAAAACACTCTGACGTAATGCCTCGTCGTCCGTAAAATTCATAAGTGTATTCTGATCCATCAACCACTAAACCTCCTTGAGTATAAGTTTTACAAGAGAAACAATAACCATGTCCATCGTCCCAAGTGCAATAGGCATC